AACTATTGCTGGTGAAGTGGGTGACGTTCTCCCACGCTTGGACTTTAATTATGATAACGGTTACGGCACTCAGCACCTGGAAGGAACCGTTTGGTACACTGACGGCACATGGTCAGAGCGTAGCGAATATGATGGCTCGGAATGGTGGGAACACCGTGAATGCCCTCCTTTGCCATAAAAAGTCCTTTACAAGCGACTTTTTTTAGTGTATAATAATCTCGTAAGCAACACCACCAACATGAGTTTAGAAAAAGCAATCATTCACAAGAAGGAGCACCGCAAGCCGTATCGCGGTAGCAAGGCATTTGATTGCAGCTGCCGCAATCATGGTAGCTGTGGTTATTGCTTAAGCAACCGCACGGTCTTTGATAAGAAAGCTCGAGCACGAGTAGAAGGACAAGAGGACGAATTTTTCGGCTATTGGTTTCAACGCGATCCTTCATGTGTGAATGAAGATGTCACCAATGAAGCTTTGGAAAAGATTGGAATAGACCCTTGGGACTTTGAGTCTCGCCGAGAATTGGATGTATAAATTTATTTATGAAAGAGACTCAAAACGAAACTGATATTATCATTGCATTCATGCATTTGGTGCAGTTTGTAGAATTGGCTGCTGCACCAAAGAGATCAGATGGTACCTTTAACTATTGCCGAGAAGCATTGCAGCAGCGCGCTGTTGAAACATTAAAAAAAATAAGAAAACTATGAAAGCAGTTTACATCATTGGAGATATACATGGCGCCTTTGGGCGTCTTAAGCAAAAAGTAATGGAGGCAGGATTGAATGACTGTTACCTAATTTGTGTAGGAGACCTTGGCATTGGTTTTAACTATAGTTTTGATGGTGAAATGCGCAGCAGTAAAGATTTGAATAAATTTTTCGCTGATCGTGATATCATTTTCATGAGCATTCGAGGCAATCATGATGATCCAGAATTCTTTGGTGGGCAGCATGCAATAAACCTTAGCCACTTCAAGTTGCTGCCAGACTATCATGCTGAAACTCTTAGTGGCCAACGTTTCCTGTTTGTAGGAGGTGCCGTAAGTATTGATCGAGCGCTGCGTGTTGAAGGGCGTAGCTGGTGGCGCGGTGAAAAGTTTGAATACCTGCCTGAGCGTGTAAGCGAATGTGATGTACTCATTACACATAGCGCTCCAACTTGGAATGGTCCTTTTGATAAAGAAGGTATCGCAGGTTGGCTTCGAGATGATGCCACACTATGGGATGCTTGCTATAAGGAACGTGTTGAACATGATGCGCTTATTGTGCAATGCGGTGCAAAGAAGCATTACTGCGGGCACTTTCATGAATACAGCTGGGCAGAAAACGATGACTGTTGTAGCACCATCCTAAACATTGAAGAAATTAAAGAACACCGATAATATGAAAAAAGCAACAAAACTAATTAAGAAAAACATTGATGATTGCATTTATAACACTAGTGCTATGATGCAAAAATACCGATTGACAAAACTTGCGGCTAGCAATGAACCTCTTGCTAAATCAGCAGACAGCATTGAAGAGTATCGTAAAGACTTCCAATTCTCTCCTCCAGTTGATTATTATATTGAAGGGGTGATTTACGACATTGGGCCAACAGTTGGCAAGCAGCTTACGATTATCCGAGATAACCGTAATGGAGTCAAATGTATGGGTATCATGAAAACATCTCCAATTGTTGAAATCTCACTACATAAAGATGGCGTTAGTCAAATTATTGAAACTAACAACAGTGTCTATATTCTTCAAACAGTATGAAATTTCAATTTAAATCATCCGCTGAGTGTTCCATGTATGACTGAATTTACAACCGTACCACAAAAAATGAAAAACATTAACCTAGCATGGTTTTTACTGCTAACACTATGGCCTGCCATCATCTCTAACGGCTGGTGGGTACTATTCACGTGTAAATTAGCTGCGGATGGGGCAGCTATTCCATTGTCTATAATAACATTTTTGCTATCTGTAGGATATGTAATAGCGCTGTTCGTTAAATTTATAGAAGGTCTAGATGCAAAATAATCAATATGAAAAAAACCGATAAAGAACTTGAAAAACTGATTGAAGAATGGTGCGGGCGATCAAAAACCAATTGGAGATTGGTCTTGCTCAGCATCTTGATGATTATTGGAGCAGCCTTATTCTTCTCTTGTAATTGATATGACCGAAGGAAACTTAATTGATGCATTGTTTCAAAAGCAGTGTGATGCAGTTGCACATTGCTGCAACTGTAAAGGCGTAATGGGCAGTGGTATTGCTTTAGAAATTAAAAATCGTATACCCAGCGCTTATGCTGCATATAAACAATATGAAACTGCTTATGGTTTAAAACTTGGAAGTGTATCTTCAGCCGATGCTGAATATCATCTATTAGGTCAACCTGATTGCGTTTATGGCGAAGGACATCAGGTATACAATCTTCATGCTCAAGCAGAATATGGTTATGGGAAGCGCCAAGTAGATTATGAAGCTCTTTATGTAGCTCTTGAGACTGTAAAAGCGGTGATGAACAAAAGACAACAAAACATTTTGGGTGTGCCTTATAAGATGGCTTGTGACCGTGCTGGTGGTGATTGGCGCATTGTTAACTCTATGCTTGAATCTCTATTTGAACCAGAACGTCTTCTAATTGTAAAATATAATATTAAAGCATGAAATTTGAAGACATTATAGTTGCGGTTGTATTTGTTCTATATTCTATTGTAGCAATTAGTTATGCAGTAAATAAAAATTATGCATGGGCATTGGTTTGGTTTAGTTATGCATCGGCAAACCTTGGCCTAATTTTGGCCGCTGCTCAAAACAGATAAATTATTTTATGAAAAACAAAGTACAACTACTTGGACATTATGGCAGTGATGAAGTTATTGCATGCAGTGCATGGACTAGCACATCTCGTGATCTTACTGAAGAAAAAATAAAACGCATTCCAAAGCTGATTCATATGCTTTGGACTGACGGGCATGAGAGTCCGTTTGAAAAAGGAATGGTGCACTTTCTTGTGGACACAGACATTGCTTCACATATTCATTTGCTAAAACACCGCATCAGTTCCTTCAATGGTGAGAGCGCACGATACAAGGAACTCAAGGAAGATAAGTATTACCTTCCAGAAGATTGGAAAGGAATTGAAGTGTCTGATAAATTTGTATGGGGTCGCGATAGAGATGGACTTGGAGATTGGGCAGAGATTTTGACCAAATATACAAATATCGGAAATGATCTTTATCATAGTTGCCTCAAAGACCTTGAACCTGTTCTTGGTCGCAAGCGCGCAAAGGAAAGTGCACGTTTCTTTAAAACATACAATAGTCAAATTCAAGGTGATGTATCATTTAATATGCGTTCATTTGCAAACTTTCTAAAGTTGCGTGACAGTGAACATGCTCAAGTTGAAATCCGTGAAGTAGCGCAAATGATGCTGCAGCTTGTTAAGGATATTCCAGACAATCCTTTTCAACATACTCTCTCTGCTTGGGGATATGACTCATGAACGCTCCGACAAGAGGTCTAAAATTCACGAAAAAGCCGTAACTCATTGACTATCAACGTGCATTAAAATGCCGATTTATTGCCGTAACTTGTTGATAATCAACGGTTAGCAACAAAATCCCATTTTAATGCATTTTTTTATTTACATTGCTGGTATTTCCTGTTATAATAATCTCGTAACAATATGACCGCAGAACAAATTCTAAACATGATTACCACCCAGCGCTTCGCTGACTTCTATAACAGCGAACTTGAAGATTACATCACAGGTGAAAGGGGTCTAACCCGAGAGGAAATTATTGCCAATCTTCAAGAGTTGATTAATTTTGCAAAGTAAACCACATACCGTCATGCCTACCTCATTTGACTTACAAGATGTTGAGCAAGCCGAATCTCTTTTTGATTCCGTCGCTCATGAATTTATTACACTAATTGAAGAAAAAGAAAAAGAAGTTACTGGAAAAGAATCTTCTCTTATTGGCGAGTATTACGTCCTGCGTAACAAACTTCAAGCTAGACTTCATGAGATTTACCCACAGCATATATTCCAAAACTTCTAATATGATATCATTTGATTATGAAGAACTGTCCGAAGCAGATCTTTGGGACTTGACTGACTACTATTACTCTACAACACAATAAACATATGGGACTTGACATGTACTTTACACGGGGGCCAAAAGCAAAGAGCTCTAAGGATACACAACGATATACAAGCGAGGTTGGATATTTCCGCAAACACAATGCGCTTCATGGCTGGCTGGTTGACAATGCACAAGGCGGCGTTGATGAATGTCAGTGCGTAGAGCTCTCGCACGAGCTTCTGACCAAACTGTCTAGCTTGTTGGAAACGGCACTGCAGACGCGCACAGACACACTGTTTCCACCAGTAGGAGGTTTCTTCTTTGGCCATACTGATGTTGATGACTGGTATTGGGAAAAGATGACCCGCGCAGATGAGACTATAAAAGATATCATCAACACCACTGACTTTGAAACAGAAAGTGTATACTATCAAAGCTGTTGGTAAACACTGATATATATAAAACTATGAGATTCCATGTATTAGGTTTACCTCACACGGTGACTAGCAAAGATTATGTAGCTTGTGCTTTTACTCAAAAGGCCTACAAGTTTGGTAAAATGATGAAAGCATTAGGCCATACGGTTATTCACTATGGTCATGAAGATAGCGATCTTGAATGTGATGAACATGTCACGTGCACTACCAATTATGACTTGGTTAAAGCTTATGGCAACCATGATTGGCGCAAGACATTCTTTAAGTATAATGTCACCGACCATGCATATATGACTTTTTATAAGAATGCTATTCGTGAGGTTGGCAAGCGCAAGCAAAAGGACGATTTCTTATTAGCTTTTTGGGGTCATGGAGTGCGTCCTGTTTGTGATGCGCATGAGCATGATATGATAATTGTTGAGCCTGGTATTGGATATGCTCATGGTCATTGGGCTCCATACAAAGTGTTTGAAAGCTATGCAATATATCATGCATACTGTGGAATAAAAGCATGCAGCTCAAACATTCAAGATTGGCGTGATGTTGTTATTCCAAACTATTTTGATCCTGATGATTTTAAGTACAACTCTAAGAAAGAAGATTACTTTCTTTACCTTGGGCGCATCCATGCTGGAAAAGGCGTGAATGCAGCAATTCAGGCAACGGAAAGAGCCGGTGTCAAACTAGTGATTGCTGGTCAAATTCATCCAGAGTTTGTAGTACCACCTCATGTTGAGCATGTTGGTTATGCAGATACAGAATTGCGAAAGAAGCTTATGAGCAATGCACGCGCCAGTTTCTTACCTAGCCTTTATCTTGAGCCGTTTGGGGGTGTTCAAATTGAAAACCTATTGAGCGGTACACCAACCATTACCACTGACTGGGGAGCATTTGCTGAAAACAATATTCAAGGAGTTACAGGATTCCGCTGCCGCACCATGGCTGACTTTGTGGAAAGCATTCATCGCATTGACGAAATCAAACCAAAGAATTGTCGTACATATGGTCGAAACTTTACACTTGAGCGCGTAGGAAAAATGTATGAGCGGTACTTTACTGATATTCTTAACATCCGCAATGATAAAGGATTTTTTAGCGAAACTCCTACAGGATTAGATTGGCTAAATAAAACATATCCTATACCATGAAGAAAAATGTAGCATTGTGTTACAGTGGTCAAATCCGTAATTTTAAAGAATGCTTTACAACTCATATTAAACATATAGTTGAACCCAATGAAAAAGAATTTAACTTTTTCATATTTGGTCATTTTTGGAATGACAATGCTTTGCATGGGAAACAATATTGGAATAACTTGCCAGAAAGAGGAGGTTGGGATAATGCTAATATACAAGCATTTTTAAATTGTAATCCAGATTCATTCATACTTGAAAAACCCATAGAGTTTAATTCACAGCTGATTCCTGACCCAAGGTTTCCTCATCCGATACAAAATACATTGTCTATGTTTGCATCAATGCATGGTGTTAATACTGCAAAAAACATTTTTTGCTACAAAAGGAATATGGCAATGGATGTTGTGCTGCGAATGCGCACCGATTTATTTTTCAATAAGAATATAAGTTTAACTGATTTTAACAGTAACTATTTGTATGTTGATTCTCGCACTCCTCATATGAGTTATGCGGTACATGACCTGTTTGCAATTGGGTCTAATGATAATATGAATACATATTTTTCAGTATTAAACACTGTAAACGCATTGGCAAATGACGGATGCGCAATCAATCCTGAATGTTTACTTGGGTTTCATTTGAATAAACAACATGTTAAACTTCACAAAATACCAATGCAAGATCAGGTATATAAATTGTTTAGAGACCTATGATTAAACTTATTATTTTTGATTTGGATGGCGTATTGGTAGATGCAAAGAAAATACATTATGATACTCTTAATACGGCTCTTTACCAAATAGGTAAACAGTATATTATAAGTGATAGCGAACACCTGTCAACATATGATGGGCTTAAAACATTTGAAAAGCTAAACATACTTTCACAGCGAAAAGCGTTACCTATAGGAACACACCAAACGGTTTGGGAAGAAAAACAAAGATTAACAATTGAAGCAATTTCACAATTACAGCATGATGCTAAACTTATTGGGATGTGCCAACAATTGCGCAATGATGGTTATAAGTTAGCCTGTTGCAGCAACAGCATTCGCCGTAGCGTTCTTGTAATGCTATCACGCCTTGGTATAGCTGAACATATGGATTTGATATATTCAAATGAAGATGTAAGACATGGTAAGCCTCATCCTGAAATATATTGGGCTGCAATGAGTGCTCTTGGATTGTTGCCTGAAGATACTCTTGTGGTTGAAGATAGCCCGCACGGATTGTTGGCTGCCCAGCGTTGTGGCGCTGATGTATTGCGCGTTAAGAATTCTCAAGACCTAACATTAGAAAAAATACAAACACACCTAAAAAGAAAAGATACTATTATGAATACAGCATGGCAAGATAAAAATTTAAATGTACTTATACCAATGGCCGGTGCTGGCAGCCGATTTGAAAAGGCTGGCTATACATTCCCAAAACCATTGATTAGTGTACATGGCTCACCTATGATTAAAGTGGTTGTTGATAACCTAAACTTTGATGCACACCATATTTTCATTGCACAACGAGAGCATCGCGAAAAATACAATCTTACTTCACTGCTAGGTTTAATCTCTAAGGATTGCGACATTATTGATGTTGATGGATTGACTGAAGGCGCATGTTGTACTACATTGCTAGCCAAGCATCTTATTGACAACGACTCTCCATTGCTTATTGCTAACAGTGATCAGTATCTTGATTGGAATACAAGCGAGTTTATGTACAAGATGCAAGAGCAGGATGTTGATGCTGGAATGGTTACATTCCGTTCAACACATCCCAAATGGTCATTTGCAAAGGTTGATGGCGATGGGTATGTAACAGAAGTTGCTGAAAAGAATCCTATCAGTGACGTTGCTACTGCTGGAATTTACTACTGGAAACATGGACGTGACTATGTACGATATGCTGAGCAGATGATTGCAAAAGAGATTCGATTTAACAATGAATTTTATGTATGCCCAGTATTCAACCAAGCAATTGCGGATGGTAAGAGAATCAAAACATATGATATTGATGGTATGTGGGGGATTGGAACGCCTGAAGACTTGAATACGTTTTTAGCAAGATGAAAGTAGCGCTGTTATTTTTTGGTCAGCCACGTTTTATTGAAAATACCCAGGTTCTTAATACATATAAGAACCTGATACAGAGATATAATGCTGATGTATTTTGCCATGTATGGTGGGAAGACTCTGGAAGGTATGATACTTCAAGCTGCAATAATATGAATGGGTGCGATATTTCAAAAAATGCAATTGATATAATTAAAGAAAATTATAAACCTAAAATAATTACAGTTGAAACTCCGCGTAAATTTGTTATGCCAGACAACGCTAAACAAATTCTTGATGATAAATTTACAGATAAGCACACATGGTGGAATCATCATACATACGGATGTTTAATGTCACAGATGTATAGTATACAATGCGTCTCGCGCGAATTTGAAAAATATGAAGCTAAGACAAATAAAAAATATGATTGGATTATTTTAGCTCGGTTTGATGCATTGGTTAAAAATCTACCATCATTAGATCATCCAAAATTACCAAAGGACAAATTTTATATATCAAATCATCATTACAATTTTCCAGATTTAATATTTTGTTATGGCAGAAGATTTTGTAAATGGTCATCAAATGTTTTTGATGACATGCTAAGTGTTTGTCCCACTATATGGGAGCCTTCAGGTGAAGCATTTAAGAGTGGTAGTTTTTATAAAAGATTTACCAAAAAGGACATCATAGCTGTACATATGCCATGTGATCTTATAAGAAATTAGACCGCATTATTATAAATAAACTTGATTGCGCATGTTCCGGTGAACATGCAACCAATCACAGCTAAAATATAAAAATATGGAAGTAATCATCTCACTAATCGAAAACCAACCATGGTTTGTCGTTGTCTCTGCTGTAGTCACACTGGCAAGCGCAATTGCTGCAATAACACCAACTCCAAAAGCTGGATCGGTATTAGCCAAAATTTATAGTGTTATCGACCTGTTAGCACTTAATATTGGAAAAGCAAAGCAAAAATAATTTGATCTGCTTTTGCAGATACTTTATTTTAATTTACATATGATGCAGTACGCATCCGAAAATTGCCGATGCATCTTCTTAGGGTACCCCGCCCTAGGTTCCGATGCATCGGCAGTTTAGTTTTATAGGACAATCACATTAAACAAACAACCAAACAACATGCCACCCAACCCTATCGCACACCGTAGAGAAAAGAAACGCAAGGCCGCTGACGCAACTATGTATCATGATGATGCATTGGCTGGAATTGAAAATGGAATGGCCGCCACCTTTTCATACAATTTCAAAATCAAAAAGCCATTTCATTTTAATGAAGCGCACAAAGCGTTTTATGATAGTATCAAGTGCGATGATACCAACATGACTTTTGTTGATGGCCCTGCCGGCAGTGCTAAAAGCTATATTGCAGTACTTGCCGCGCTTGAGCTGTTCAAGGATAAAAAGATTAAGAACGTCATCTATATTCGTAGTGTAATTGAGAGTGCATCACGCAGCATTGGTTCACTACCTGGGGAAGTTGATGACAAGTTCCTGCCGTATGCAATGCCTCTACTTGAAAAGGTAAAGGAGATTACAGATGATGCAACATGCTTGCAACTCAAAACGGCCAACATCATTAGTGCTATTCCCGTCAACTTTTGCAGAGGCTTGACATTTAATGATAGTATAGTAATTATTGATGAAGCCCAAAACTTAACCAAAAGTGAGATTGTAACCATCCTTACACGCTTTGGAAAGAACAGCCGTTATGTAGTTTGTGGTGACCTTAAGCAAAGCGATATTGGTAAGCTTAGCGGCTATAAGGAAATCTACAATAAATTTGATACACTAGAGGCGGCTCAAAACCATATTCATGTATATAAATTTGGACAAAACGAAATTGTTCGTAGCAAGATCCTGCGCTTCATTGTTAGCGTTCTTGAAGCATAATGCATTTTTTCCTTTACAATATAATATAACTTGTTATAATAATATAAGATTCCATTCCGCAACGGCTTCGCATTATTCCTTAACAGATCTGGTGTTACCGAAGGTTCCCGCAGGGATGATTGAGAATCGGAGAAAGAACAGTTAGACTCTAATCCCATGGCCTAGGCGGGCGCAATTTGCGACTAGCTTTCCCGCCATGGGATTTTTGTGTCTGTAACCTATTGATACTCAACAAAAATGCATTTTTACTGAAAAAAGTCCTTTACAAGACGCCTTTTTTAGTGTATAATAATCTCGTAAGGCAATCCGCCACAAACCACCGCATTATGAAATTGATTGAAACATCCTCCTTTGGATATAAATTTGAAACCAGCACTGGCTGCACTTTTACTCGGGAGCGCTTGAAGCCGTGCCACATTGCATATGAACTTGATGGCTGGTATGGCTCACGTTCGCTATATGAACTTACGGAGCATGACCTCATAACTTTTCCTGAAGCTACTCACCGCATTTCTCTAACCCAAGATCGTTCACAAGATGATCCGTTTTTCGTTACCGTTCCTTGCTGGATTAAGAAAGGAACCAAACATCAGCTGCAATACATTCCTGATGAAAATGTTCAACAGGCTAAAATCAAAAAAGTATACAACTTCTCCTAAATTATGACAAAACTCGAAGAACTAAAAACTGACCTTGAGACGCACGAAGTCTCATATGCTAATCTGTTTGACCCAGCATATGCTGAAAAGATGCTTAAGTTTTACAATACTGATGTGGCCTATTTGATTCCTTCATATGAGCGAATCATTGCAAGTATCAAAGAAGAAATCTCGATGATTGAGAGCAAAAAGAAAGCGAAGGCGAAGAAAGCGGTTAAACCCTCCGTGAAGACAAAGAAAGCAGTTAAAACCACGACAAAGAAAACACCTAAAAATGAGTGAAGAACAACCCACATTTAAACAAAAAGAGGACATATTGATGAAAAGCATGCTGAGAGGAATCATCGCTATTGCAGCAGGTGAGCAACAAGCAGCAGCTCTGTTTGATAATATGGATAATAGACAAACAGTCAAACGTATGGTTGACTATACCAAAAAATTTATTGTAGAAAACGCAGAAAATGAAACTAGCAACAATTGAACGTGTTCAAAGCATAGCTGCACATCCTAATGCAGACAAGCTTGATCTTGCAACCGTAAGCGGCTATACTTGTATTGTAGGTCGTGATCAATATGCTGTTGGAGAAGCCGTTGTGCTGATTCAACCAGATACCGTATTGCCTGAAGAGCCGTGGAGTGAGATGTTCCGCAAGCGTAGCGGTCGTGTGCGCGCTATGAAGTTGAGAGGTGAATGGAGCTTTGGTATTGTTATGCCGCTTAGTACATGGCCCGCGCTCCTTGCGGATGATAGCATTGTGGATGGCACCGAAGTAAGCGAGCTACTTAATGTGTCTAAATATGAGCCGCCTCAGCCTCAGCAACTTGATGCAATGGGTTACCCACCATCTGGATTGCCAAAGACTGACGAAGAGCGCTATCAAAACCTTGATGGGAGTCTTCCTTATGGCGAACGTGTTGACATCACTCTTAAGATTGATGGCTCAAGTGCAACCTATTTCTGCAAGATGAATGCTGAGACCGGTGAATATGAAACTGGCGTTTGTAGCCGTTCATTGCGTATCAAACCTGAATGCAGTAACATCTATACTCGAGCAGAAGCACGCTACAATATCCTAGCTAAGCTTAAAGAATATTGCGTCAGCAACGGCGTCGGTCTTGCAATTCGCGGAGAGGTATATGGCGCCGGCATTCAAGCGTTTAGTACCAATCCACATGCCAAAGGAGAAGTAAATTTTGCATTGTTTAGTGTATGGGATTTTGAAAAGCATGCATATGCTAAACCGTCCGATCTTCACTATTATGCTAACCTAGGCTATACACTCAACATTCCTTGCGTGCCTTGTCTTGAAAAGGATGTGATGTTGACTCCTGAGATTGTTAAGTATTATGCACAAGAGATTGATCATATTGATGATAAGCCATTTGAAGGAGTTGTCATCAAGCACAATACTGGTTCGTTTAAAGTTTTGAGCCTTAGTTACGATTCTATGAAATAATTTATTTTCTTCCAAGAACCCATCCTTCACCTGGGCACTCTTTACAAAATTTAGAGTTAACTCCATTATTCCACCATTTCCTGCCAAGCATATTAATTTTTCTTTTCTCCTTTAAAGCGTCTGAAGTTGGTAATCCGGTTAATGCTATACTTAAATTTTTACAATGTTCATCGGAATGTTTTTTACCCGTATGTGATTTGCTTTGTTTTAATTTAGTTTCTTCAGTATGTTTAAAACCTTTTCTTGCTTCGCTTCGTCTTAATTTTTCGTCTAAAGTTCTTTTCTTTCCAGTATTACTTTTACTTATTTTTTCACATGAATCTTTTTCATATTTAAATGTTTTTCTAAAAGAAGAAATCTTTTGACAATGTTCTTTCGTAAATTTTTTACCTCGAGCAGCCGCACCTTTTTTGTATCTAGTTTCCAATGAATCAACGCCAGCTATAATTAAAAATTTATTACCGCCAATATGTCTATTAATAAATAAAGGATTATTGTGTGCATTGAATTGAGTTAGAAAATTTATTTCAAATGAATATGCCTCTTCTGCTGTAGAAAAATGACAAATCATATCTATGACAAATGCTGATAAACCTTCTTCAGCAATAATCTTCTTAACTACTTTTGATGATGTTTGATACCCACCATCTGTCATAAATGTAGACGAATTACATGTTTTCTTTTGACTTTTATATCCAGCGTATAGTCTATTAGATGCAACATGCCTAATGATATAAAAATAAGGATTATGACAAGTTAACCCTCTAGGTATAAATAATTTTTGCTGCATATGTTGACTTTAATTCGGTTGATTGTAGATCTGGTGGACATTGGTACTGTCGTGACCAGAATATATTTCTATTTATAAAAACCGATAAATCTATCATACGATGAGCGCAAATAAAACTGTTGACCTGAGCAAATACCGTTATGTCTATTATGTAGATTCTGGAGAATTGTATGAAGTTGATGGATGGCATAGCCTAGGGCGTTACTCTGATGTCGGCGGTCTTGTGGCCTATGAAGTAAAGAGCTGGAAACCGTTTCGAGTACGCCGTCTTATTGACGAATTGGTGGTTGACAATAAAGCTGGCAGCGAAGTATATCTTGGAGTAAAATTATGAATTGCCATTCGCTTAGCACAGCTCAGACTATCATTTGAGTTGCAGTCTATACAAGAGGTGATTAAATTCACCGAGAATATCTGCGCGTATGTTTTCAAGATCTGCACTACCATCAGTGCAGCTGCCAAGATATTCATTAAGAGAATCCCGCATAGTGGTATAGTTAGCAATAAGATTGCCATTATAGCTATTGGTCTTTACGGTATATACTGTTGGAGTTAACTCATCGCTATTCTTACCTTTGTAAGTTTCTACGAATGTATCAAACAATGCGTCAAGCGCCTCATAGGCGGTTCCAAGTGCCTTATGCTCTGCATAAAGCTTTGTCTGCCAATGATCGATGCGGAGTTGATTGAGTGATGTAAGTAGGTATGTAAGTTTCATAGCAGTAACTGTATTTATACTTGAAGCTGCATTTCTCGGTTTTCTCCGCATTCTTCAGCCATGCATTATCAACGAGTTGCAACTTTTTTCACAAAAAATGCATATTTTTCATTTTTTTCCTTTACAAGTCACAAAAACTAGTGTATAATAATCTCGTAAGGCAATCCGAAAACAACCACCACAAATCATGACTACCCCTACTCTCGCCGAAACTCTCGAAGCCCGCAATGCAGCCACTATGGAATGGATTGCAGTTGATCCAACCAACCGTTGGTCAACCTTGATTGTAACCGACCTGTCCTTTTGGGCAAGTTGCGGAATCACCACCATCGAGGAATTTGACCACTATATGCTGGTCAGCAATGTGTTTGAAGCGACACGCTCGGTCTACGGATACAAGCCACATTGGGGTCAACTCAATGCCTGCACTACGGAGGAGCTGACCAAACAGCTCGAGCGCCTCTCCGCTGACATTGAGGCTAGCATTCAGGATGAAGAAAAATGGGACTCGTGGATGAAAAGCAATGATGAGTTTGAGCTGGAACTCGAGCGCCAAGAGCAATTCCTCAACATCGAAGGCGAGCTGACCTTCACAAACGGCTGCTGGGCGTAAGTTGAGTGTCTTGGAATAAATTTTGACCACACTACATTATGAAAAAACAAGAAGTTAAAAAAACATTGGACAGCAATTGCCTGTATGAATTGGACGGTCTCACTCTTCGTGAAGCTGCAGCTTATTTGCTTAAGCGTTCTGCTGAATATGAAGCAGAAGGCTATACCCACATTTCGTTTGATACCGACACGGATTATGATGACGATACATGCTTGATGATTGTTGGCGCTCGTGTTGAAACTGATGATGAGGCAATTGCACGAGCTGAAATTGAAGCTCGAAAAGCGGCAGCAAGTCGTGAATATGATATTAAAGTACTTAAAGCCACAGCTGAGCGTCTTGGCGTTAAAATTGAAAACATCTAACAGCATGAAACATATTAAACAGCTAGCTCTGCTGCTCGCCTGCAGCGTATCTTTCACAAGTTGTGTAGTAAGCTATGGCGCTTACGGTGCAACGGTTGATCCCGTTGGATACGTTGTAGCTGCTACTAGCGTTCCTCAGTACTATACATACTGCTACCGTCCTAGCGTATACTCACATTATGACTATGCTGTTGCACGTGATCATGGGCGTCAAAATCTCTATGGCCGCTACTGTCATTATTAAGACCAAAATTTTTCCTTTACAACTCTTGTTTTTTATTGTATAATAATCTTATGGAAGTAGAATATACATGTACTGAAGATGGAATGATTCAATTTCATTGCACTGACTCTGATGGCGCAGTGTATGGTGTTGCAGACACCGTTAGCGATGGGCTGATCACCGATACACTCGTCATTAATATGGAAACATATGATGAAGTTGAAGATAGCGAGCTGTTTAAGCGTATTGTGACTGCACGAGCGGCTTTTATGAATGACAATTACTTTGTGCAGGAAGCACTCAACGCAATTTAAATATGAACTCTCATCCTATAACAGATTCCTTAGCGCACAAGCTATATGAAAGCGGCGCCGGCGCGCCTGTGCGAGCCGCAAAAATGATGATGCTAGCGCAGAGCTTTGAAAGTGAATTGACACAACGCCAAGGCGCACAGTATAGCATTGAAGAGATTGCGGATTACATCTCTGGCTGGAGCATGGGGCCATACGAATCAGTTCATGAAATTGGTCAAGCTGTATTGCTAAATGCTCTATCGCAGTTGCAATGTGATCAAGATGGTATTGCTGCAGTTAGAGCACGAAAGCAGAGTCGATAGCATGAAAAGAGTTGCGGCCATTGGGTATGGATGCATCATACTGTTATGCTGGGCCATACTGGAGGCGATAGAATTGATTTGGGCTGGAATTAAACACAATATGAAATTTAAAATGAACAACTATATCAAAACAGGAATTTGCAGTCTGCTATTAGGATTGTCGGGAGGCATCGCATTGCAATTTGGATGGTATCCTATTGGATTTATGCTTCTTTTCTTTTGTTTGATGGCTCTCATGTGTGGCCCTGAGCTCTTTGAATAAAAATATGAAAAACGAAATCATGGAAGCTATTAAAGAAACTTTTAAGAATGACGTTATCATTGAATATCGTTGCGCTATCAGCGAGAAACTTCACGATCTTGTGTTTGATGAACCTGAATTTTACATTCAGCGAGAAATTGATAGGATGAAAGAATCTGGTAATACCGAGCTTAAAATTGTCCAAAACCCTAAAAATTTTAATTTGGCAATATGAAAACAATCGCACAACAACTAAATGTAACTGATTTTCCATTCATCATCAATGATAAGGATGGCAATAGAATCTATTGGGAAGACTCCACTGGACTTTGGATCAAAAGTGAATATGATGCCAATGGCAATAGAATCCGTTACGAAACCTCACATGGTTATTGGGAAAAAAGTGAATACGATGCCAATGGCAATAGAATCCGTTACGAAACCTCACATGGTTATTGGGAAAAAAGTGAATACGATGCCAATAGCAATGAAATCTATTACAAAAACTCCGCTGGAACAGTCCATGATAATCGCCCAAAAATGGTGGAGCTAACATTGCAACAAATTGCCGATGCACTAGGTATCAAGGTGGAACAATTGCGAATCAAAGACTAAGGCTTAACATTATGAAAACAATCGCACAACAATTAAAGATTAAAGACTTTCCATTCATCATTAAAGATAAAGCTGGCAATGAAATCTATTACGAAACCTCCGCTGGTTATTGGAGTAAAAGTGAACACGATGCGCAGGGCAAAGAAATCTGTTTTGAAAACTCCAATGGTCGTTGGGAAAAAACCGAACGTAATGCGCACGGCAATGAAATTTATTACGAAGACTCCAATGATCTTTGGATCAAAAGAGAATATGATGCACACGGCAGTGAAATTTATTACGAAAACTCCTACGGAACAGTCATTGACAAACGACCAAAAATGGTGGAGCTGACATTGCAACAAATTGCCTTTCTCAACATCAAAGTGGAACAGCTACGAATCAAAGACTGATATGAAAACAATCGCACAACAGTTAAATGTAACCACATTTCCATTCATCATTAAAGATGCCGATGGCAATGAAATCTATTACGAGCGCTCCGATGGTTATTGGTGCAAAAAAGAATATGATGCGCATGGCAAGGAAATCCGTTACGAAAACTCCACTGGTCTTTGGTACAAAAGTGAATACGATGGCAATGGCAATCTAATCCGTTACGAAACCTCCGATGGTTATTGGTGCAAAAGAGAATATGATGCTCATGGCAAAGAAATCCGTTACGAAAACTCCAATGGAACAGTCATTGACAATCGCCCAAAAGTGGTGGAGCTAACACTCCAAGAAATTGCTGATAAGATGGGTATCAAGGTGGAACAGCTAAGGATTAAAGACTAAGACTTAACATTATGACAATCGCGCAACAATTAAAAATAAAAGACTTTCCATTCATCATTAAAGATGCCGATGGCAATGAAATCTATTACGAAACCTCCAATGGTCGTTGGAGCAAAAATGAATATGATGTCAATGGCGAAGTAATCCGTTACGAAACCTCCACTGGTTATTGGTGCAAAAGTGAATACGATGCGCATGGCAATGCAATCCGTTACGAAAACTCCAATGGAGTTGTCTTTGACAATCGACCAAAGGTAATTGAATTGACACTCCAAGAAATTGCAGATGCGCTTGGTATTAACGTAACACAATTAAGAATCAAAGACTAATATGAAATACAAACTAAACATATCCAACGGATGCACAGCAAGTGGATATTTGGAAGTCAATGGCACATCTTATTCTTGCGAAGACAAACGATACGAACTATCCGCAGAACAGCGCGAGCAGTTTCATACTGATTTGTTCGCGGAAATTCGCCGCAGGTTTGATGACAACGAAATATGCATCAATGATTTGGTGGAACTGCTTGAAATTGAGGACACTCATTATTCCGAGACTTGCGATCAGTGCGGCGACAATCAAGTAACAACTTATTACGAATTTTAAATATGAGCGTTTGGACTGAAATATACGGAAGCTACAAAGTCAAAAAAGACAAACACATTTCATTAAAACATGTTATGGATGATATTTGTGACGAAAATATGACCACTATACTAACAAAAGATTTGGGCGCGGAATATTTACACGAATTTAGAACCGCTGTATCAATGGATTTAAATGATTTAAAAGATGTCCTGTTCAAATTGCCCGAAAAATTAGGAGCAAGTAAAAACACTTTTGAAGCAAATGTCGAAGGAAGGATTTTCGGATGAAAAAAGAATATCACAACGCCATTTTTGACGAAAGATTTGAGTTACTACCAGAACATCATCAAGAAATGATACGAATGTTTTTAGGCTCAGGATGCTATAGTGTGGCGGAAGCAGTTGTTCTTTGGATGAACAGTATGGATTGTTCTGCGGGTGCAAGAGAAAAGATTCTTGACTATAAGAACGAATATGATAAATTGATGGACAAATATGAAATTTAGAATAATTAAAAAAGAAACGGATTTGCTACATGGTATCATATAGAATACCTAACCAAATTTTTATGGTGGGAATATTGGGAGAATGCCACAAACGGAAAACATAGATTTTGTGGTAATGTTGGTTCAGGATATGATTCTTTGGAAGCCGCTGAAAGAGGTGTCGAAAGAATCAATAAATATTTCATTCCAACTGTAGAAACGACTATTAAAGAATTTGAAATATGAAATACAGAATAAAAGAAACGGTTGATGGTAATGATAAAAGCGCATTTGAGGTCCAAGAAAAAATTCTCTGGTGGTGGACGGACAGCATGCAATGGTCGACTTATGCGCGATTTTCATGCAAAGAGCATGCGGAATGGTGTATTAGAAGATTACAAACAAAAGAAGTAAAATATCATACCGTAGAACAATAAAATGCAAAGAGAGCTAAAATTTAGAGTATGGGACAATATCAACAAAGAGTGGCTTCTTGGTTATAAAGAATGTGGTGGATTCTCAATAAATGGATTATTAATGTTGATGGGAGAGTGGCAGGCAATTTTATCCAAAATGCTTAAAGGCGAATTTGGAGAAAATGGTAAAGAATTATTTGTTCAACAATATACTGGTGTGAAAGATAAAAATGGTGTTGATATTTACGAAGGTGATATTGTAAATTTTGATGACAGTTTTATAGCGGAAAGTAATTATTCTTCAAAAGGAATTGCTGAAGTGGTATATACAACCGATATGACTCTTTACCAATCACCGTGTTTTGCTCTTTTCTTTTATAAACCAAAATCAGGATTTGGTATGTCTATGTTGGGTGATATTGAAGTGATTGGTAACATTTTTGAAAATAGTGAACTTTTAAAATAATATGAACAGACAATTAAAATTTAGAGTGTATGATACACTGGATAAAAGATACATCAAATGTGATGAAGGATACCAAGGACATTATGTTCTTTCTTTAAAAGGTGAATTTCACAATCTTTTAAATGGATCTGGTGGCAAGGAATGCATCGTGCAACAATATACTGGTCTTGTAGATAACAATGGTGTTGAGGTTTATGAAGGCGACATTCTAAAATGCAAAGGATTTGACGATTGGTTTGATACGGTAGGATTCTATTACAATGTAACTGTAAAATATGAAACAGTAGAATCAGGAGATTCA